CTTCTTCAATTACATCTCCAGCTATTTCATCAATAAATCCATAATCTTTTGCTTCATGAGCGCTCATCCATGTTGTTTCATCCATCAAAGTTGATATCTCAGATTCGCTCAAATGACTTTTTTTCATGTAAGTAGCAATAATTACATCTTTTACTTTCTGAAGTAATTCAGCTGCTTTTGTAAGGTCACCAGCTTCACCACCAGCATAGGTAGATGGATTATGAATCATGAATAATGAATTAACAGGCATTTTAATTACATCTCCAGCCATAGCAATTAATGTTGCTGCACTCGCAGCTAGACCATCAATATATACTGTGACGTGAGCATTAAAGTCTTTTAGTAAGTTATAGATAGCACTTGCTGCAAAGACATCTCCACCTGTAGAATTAATCCTTACTTCTAACTCTGTAACATCATTTAAATTTTCAAGTTGGCGAATTAGACTATCAGGGGATACAGAATTATCTAACCACCAATAATCTGCCGAAACAATTTCTCCATACAATAGCAACTGTGCTTTTTTTTCTGTTGCATTATTTGTTATGTTTTGGATTTTCCAGAATGGTTTGTTTTTGGGCATTTACACTGATACCTCCTTCGAGCATTGCATTTTCTTCAGCGATTCTCTGAGGCACATTTGCCCAAAAATCGCCACCTGTAAGCTCTGCAGTTTCTTTTGATCGAGTAGAAAATCCGTTTTCTACTCGTTTAATAGCTGCATTTACTTCATTTAGAGGATTTAATAATCCTTGTGATGGTCCATACCATTCTGCTTTGCAATAAGCTCTACGAACCATATGGTCATCAAAAAAGCCTGGAGCGTTTATACGTCCAAGCATTACAGCTTCTGAAAGCCATTCCTCATATATAGGCTGACAAAAACGACTTGATAAAAATTCTCTGCTAGAATTAAACATTTTCCATGCTTCTAATAAGGCAGCTCGTGAAGCACTGTAACTAGAGGTAAAATGCTTCATTAACAATTCATATGGTACTTCTAATGCTGTTCCAATCTGTCTACAAATTGCTGTAACAAATGGATCAAATGATGTGTTAGTTCGCCCAGGATTTGCGACTTCTACAGATTCACCTTCAGCTAACCCTATAATTGAACCGGCACCAAGTTCATAACTCGTTTCATCATTTGCATCTACTTGTTCATCTTCACTAATTGCAGCACCTATCATGTCACCTTCAGCACTGTCACTTTTAATAAATACCGTAAACATTGAAGAAATAAGTGATGCCATTAATTCTGCATCTGTATAACGCCCTAATTGTTTCAAAGACTCTAATACAGGTGCTAAAACTGGTACTCCTCGACGTTGTTCTGGCCGCTCAGCTTCCATCAAATGCAAGATATTGAGTCGCCCAGAACTTTTTCCAAACTTTTCAATACGGTTCCATTTCTTTTCTCCACCTAATGTTTTAGAAAGTGGATGCGTTTGAGAAATATGATAAGCTTCCACTTGTCCGTATTTACCAACCTCAACACCAGAAAATATTTTTTCTGTATCGCGATTATCTGGACTAGAGATACGATCAGCTTCTACTAATTGAATTCGTGTTCCATAAGGCATTGATGGATTGCTATCGTTGTATGGTAAAAGTGCAAATACTTCACCTGATGCTAATGAGGATAAAAAAGCAATCCGTTGCAAATTATAGAAATTATTCATTTGCATAGCATCACATAATAACGAATCAGCCCACAAGCTAAATTCACGTTCAATTTGAGTTTCTAAAATACTCGCTTCTTCTCTTGAAATTCCTAAGACTTCGTAATCTATAGTGGAGTTAAGTTTTAAGCCAGCACCAACAACGTTTGTACGAATTGTTTTAAGAGCGCCAGTTGCAATAGGAATACCCATATAACTATCACGTGAACGTTCACGTAAAGTAGCTAAATTGTCTTCTATATCTTCTTTTGTGGAGCCACCTTTAAAATTCCAACCTAATAACGACTTCTTCGTTTTACTTGCTCCATAATTAGAATAACCACTATTCAAAACTTGCATTTGCTTTCTGGCCACGGTTCTCTTTAGTGCTGTTTGAGGAGATACAGCTGCAATCGCACGATCTAACAGATTCATTCATTCTCACCTCCTTTCAAGATATTAGATATCTCGTGGGACAATACGCAATGCCCTGCGCCCACGTTCAATACGTATCGCTTTTTGCTCTTCCATCTGCCAAAACTTAATTTGGTCTCTCACTTCAGCAAGATTTGCACGCTCCAATTTACGATTATCCATCGTATAGCTTTGCCCTTTAGCAATCATTTCTTCAGCTTCAAGCCACATCGAAAGCCTTTGCTGTATTACTGCTAATGTAAATGCCATGTAACTACAATCCTTTCGAGTAAACTTTTCGTCTACGTCTTTTTTTAGTTGTTTGTTGGAATACGCTACCTGTTAATTGATGTTCTGCTAAATAATCTAGATTTGGATTCAAGATTCGTAATGCAGCTGTTGCATAATTTCGTAAGTCGAGTGGTTCGTTTCTTGCACTAGATTTTTTTATCCATTCTGTTTTTGGCATTCCTTTTACAAAACGGGTCACTTTTCGTTCTGAAGTTAATCCAACAAAATAAGACTCATCATAGCCCTTTTCCTTTTCAACAGGAAAATGACAATAACCAGGCTTATCTTCAAATTCTTCTTTCAGTCTTGTATAAATAACATCTTTTCCGTAGTTAACACCAATGGTAAATAGTTTTACTTGTACACGACCAGCTTTAGAAGGTTTATTAATATAAGCAACACCTTCACCACCACGACCTTTAATAGCATAAATACGTCGATGTTCACGTTGTTTACAAAATGCATAAACATCTTCTGTATAGTGACCACCAGAATCGACACAAGCTGCTGAAATTGGATATTTTACACCATTTTGTCCTGTAAATTCGGTTTGTAGAAACATATCTAACTGTTCCCAAACTACTTCTTGTCCAGGATCTCCCCAAAATATCTTATATCCAATCCCCCAACTAGTTTCATGTTGTCCCCATCCGACAATTTCACATTCCAGTCTGTCATCTTGCACATCGACTCCGGCTGTCAATACTAAGACACCTTCAGGTACATCTGTATAGTAACGTTCTCTTCTTGCCACTAATTTTGTGTGGTCTTGGTCGTTTGCATCTTCTTCCCACGTTTCACCAAGTGTTGTATTCGTCCACGTCTTTAATAATTCGGTACCTTTTTTCTTCGCTTCCTTGAAGTCTTTTATGATATTTTTCCATGTTTCCCAAGGAGATAAGAGTGCATTGATATGAAAACCACGTTTTACTGCACCTGGATTACGAACAACCCATTTACCCGGACGGGATTTCCATTCAGTTTCACTTGATATTTCTTTACATTGTTCACATTCCATTCCGATAGGTTCAAAACGAATAGCTCCCCAAGTAATCGGTTGAAAATGTCCACATGTTGGGCAGGAAACATGCCATTGTTCACGTGTAGAATTTTCATATTCAAATTCAATACGTGATTGATCTTTGATAGTTGGTGTTGAAACAGATATTTTTTTTCGATTCCAGAATGTCTTTGTTCGCTTATGGGCCAGTGAGAGTGGGTCACCTTCTGTTCCTGCACTTATAGGGAAACGGTCTACTTCATCAGCTAGTACAATACGAATGGGACGTGAAGCAAGACCAGCAGGTGAATTGGCACCGACTAAGGTTAATTGACCACCAGGAAACTTCTTATGTAGTAAAGTGTTATTTCCTGTTTTTGCCTTTGCATCATCTACTTTTGCTCTTAATCTCGGTGTATCTCTAATCATTGGTGCTATTCGGTCTTTTGAATAGTCTTGGGCAGTTTCCAAAGTCGGTTGAATAAGCATGATTGGAGAAGGGTCATAATCAATGTAAAAACCAATAATATTGTTCAGTATTTCAGATTTCCCAACCTGCGCTGATGCCATAATAACGATTTCTTCAATTGTTGGATCATTTACTGCATCCATGATTTCACGTTGAAAAGGCGCACGATCTGTATTCCATTTTCCTGGTTCAGCTGATGATTCAGGAGATAAAATTCGATGTGCATCCGCCCACTGAGAAACTGTTAATTTTGGAGGTGGAGCGATAATTTTAGCAATATCCGAAAATAATTTAAGAGTATTACTGTTCATCCCCCTCACCTTCCTCTTCTGCTTCAACTTCAAAGAACATAGATGGATCATAATTAGCTAGTTCAGTAAGCACTTCATGAACATTTTGTTCTAAA